CCCACCCCGTCGAAGATTTTTTTGAGAATCAGAGTCAAAGTCAGGTAGTGGGGGTGCCCAAGCAATATCAATGGGTTAGCTATCATGCTGCATCGCACCATTGATTTCCCATAATGGGCATTATACGCAGACACGCAAAATAACCCAATGAATACAATGAAGTGCACACGCGGATCAGCGCACCAAATAAGGCAAGCACAACCAATGGGTGTGTCACCCTATCAAATGCGGGGGGGCAGGGTAACGCCAACCGCGAAGGCAGCGCTGTAGGCTGGATGCCAGCGCCTGTCAGCCAGGGCAAGACGTACATTTGGGACAGGACATCCGGACAAGACACCGTACCTATAGGTACGGTGTGCGTGTCCTGACGGGATGCGTGAGCGTGTCCACCCGGACATCATGGTAGTATTTAGGCGGTCAAAACGGTCATTTGCCCGTGTTTTAGGATACCAACGTATCTCTCTGCGAACCGTTATCAGTTGTCCGGTTTTGGACCCAAATGACCGCTGCACTGCAACATAAGCCTAGGAGATCAGTGTAATCCATTGAAATCATTAGGCTTTTAGGGGTCATCGCAGGCAAAAAGTCATGATAACCGCAGATGTCCGGTCATTCGCGCTTTCTCGCACTTTCCAGCCGTCAAAAATAATATCATCCGCCCCCTTGCATCCCCCGGTATCATGAGTTTTACTCATGCGGCATCATTCCGGTGCATCGAAAGAACCGCCAACATGACCAACCTAGTCAACACCCGCCTGATTCCCGCCGAAGCCGCGCATGAAACAGAGAAAGCCTATCTATTCTCCTTTGGCATTGGCTACACGGGCCTGAACGGCACTCGCGACGTGTGGGTGCCCAAGTCGCAGGTCACCTTGATCGAGGATCGCGCTTACGGCGATCATATCTGGGTTCCGGCGTGGCTGGCCCGCAAGATTGGCGAAGCGCAGCGTTAGCCTTCCAGCCTAAGCCCCCAGCCACCCCTGAAAGGACCGCCATGACCTGCTACATCCCCAAGCCCTATCGCCCCAGCCGCATCCGCTGCCTTGCCCGCTATGTCGGCGGCGTACTGGCTTTGTCCACGCTGTTGGGCGCTATCACGCTGCTCATGTTCATTGTTTCAGCATTTGTGGAGAACTGACATGACCTGGTATTTCGTCTGCCTGCCTGATGGCGAAGTTTGCAATCGTTTCAACAACTTACACGACCTGACGGACTTCATCCGCGATTACGACGTCACTGGGGCCGACTTTTACAGCACTGAAGGCGGTAAATGGACCCAGATCAACGCGCTGGTCGATGAATGTGTTGAGGAGGCCAGGCTAGAGGCCCACTACGATGACAATCACATTGAGTGGGTCAGCTCGCCAGAAAAGACGGGGCGGGTCTAATGGTTAAGGCTGCTGGAGATGACCTTGCGGCCATGATCGTATCCGCATCCATAGCCGCGCCGATGTTTGACGAAGCCATTGACCGGGCTGAATTGGTAAGAAAACTCATAGCCATAGCTAATTTGACGCCTATTCAAGAGGCGGTACTGAGGCGCAGGTTTTTTGACCCTGAAACATTGCAAGACATTGCGGATGATTACGGTGTCTGCCCTGAGCGCATACGGCAACATGAAACCGCGGCTATGCGTAAGATTCGGTCACCTGCTTGTTTGATGATGTACAGAGACAGATGGAAGGGCGAGGAATGACACCCAAATCCCGCAAACAGCATTACCGCAAGACGCCAGGCCGTTGCCAGGCTTGCGGGTCCAGGCTGGTCACAGGCGATTGGCACAAGCCAGGCTCAGGCGGAAGCGTACAGTGCGCTCAATGCCGTCCCCGCCCGCAACCTGAAAGGTCAGACAATGGAACATAATGGATGCCTGTATATTGCCGCGATGACAGCCGCATTTTGGGCGGTTGTTATCGGTCTAATCTTGCTGTTCACATAGGAGAACGCCATGACATATCACGACAAAGACGCTCGCAGGATATTGGCTGAACTGGCTGAAGGGCGGTCATCATCAGAGTACGTTGACATGATTTGGACCCAGCGCGACCAGGCTGACCGTGTGTCAAGCAACGGATGGCCGTTTAAGCGCAGCGATGGCGTCGAGCAGCCTAGCAAGTTGAGGAAGGTCAAATGAAAGCGCCAGACGCATTGGCCCAGGTTGCAGCCATCCTTCGGGATCGCGGTGATGTATACGGTAGCGCCAGGCTGAACCTGGCTGACACGGCTGCCCGCATGAGCAGGACGCTGGGCATGACTGTGACGCCGCAGCTTGTGTGTTTGCTGATGATTGACGTTAAGTTGTCTAGGTTGCGCCATTCGCCAGGCCATTTGGACTCAATGATGGATTTGGCTGGGTATGCTGGTTTGCTGGTTGAATTGCAGACAAACGACTAAGCATCTGCTGCCTCACCCACAGCAGGAGCGGTTATTCCCCCGGTTAGCTTGGCGGTTCGCCGGGGGGATAGCTTATCTCTCAATCACCCACACATCGGGCGACTTCTCGTATATCTTCTTGGCTTCCTTCAGCTTCGTCAACACTCGGTTGACGGCGCGGCGGGCGTTGTCGGCGTTATCGCCGCCTAATGGCATGGCAGCGGCCCGCAATTCATGGCTGGTGACTGGCTCGCCAGAGTCCAACAGCTTTAGGATCAGGCTAGAATACTTGCCAGACTTCAGGCTTTCTGCCGCTTGTCTTGCCTTGTCGCTGAAGTTGGCGACCAGGCTGCTCTGGCGTTCGCCGTGCTGGTTTACGCCAAGGTCAACGCTTTCCATGTCAAAGTAATATGGCTGCTCTGGGCGTTCACCATCCTTCATCTTTGCCACAGTCATCTTGCATGCCAAGATTTCCGGGTCTGAGCGTTGGACTGAGAGCATGGCGTCCAGGTTGGCTGCAATGGCTGACGACCCGCGTGGCCTGTTTGCTGCGTCCACGTTGTAGCCTGTGTGGTGGATTATCATGACGGTGCAGCCGAACGGCGCTCGTAGGTGCTGGTTGACGGCGCGGAAGAACTCGCTGATCTGGGTGGCATCATTTTCATCTCCGCCCCCGAACATTTGGGATAGCGTGTCCAGCACGATCAGGGTGGGCGGGACGGGCATTTCGGCAATGTCCATGCGTAGGCTGGTCATCTCCTCTTGAACGGTTAGGTTCAGTGGGGTGATGCAGATGTTGAACCCAGGCACAAACTCTTGATTCAAATGTGTCTTTGCCCATGCGTGAGCGCGTCGATAGATACCGCCGCCGCCTTCTGCGGCGCAATATACGACTGGGCCTTGCTTGGTCCGCAGTCCCATCCATTCCAGGCCAGAGCAGATATGCAGGGCGGCTGATAGGGCGACGAACGACTTGAATGTCTGGCTGGCCCCGAACAGGCACATCATGGCGTCTTGTGGGATGACGCCGTTGACCACCCAGTCCACGTTGGCCGTGCGCTCCTTAAGCTGCTCCATTGACATGACCAGCTTGGGGAACGGGTTGGGCGGTGGCTTGTCATCTTCTGGGGCAAACTTACCGGCAGTCTCGACCATGCGGACCAACTCAGGCCCTGTCCTGACCAGCCAGCGGTCCAGATCAGGCCCAGCAACGGTAGGCTTGGACGCGACCATGATTGACCGCAGGTGGTTGACTACCGCCCCCCTGTGCATCCCTGAGGCCACCATAGACGAACTGATCTTCAGCAGAGCGTCATGATATGACCGTTGGGACAGGTCGGGGTTAATGATGTCCTTGTAAAGCTGGGAGGCGTCTCCTGTACCGGCTTTGATGTCTGATTCGACCTTGGCCTTGCCAAGATTGGCCCGCAGGTCTTCTAGCTTGATGCCGAACACTGCAGCGGCGTCAGCCAGGCTGTAAACATCCTTAAAATCGCACTTCAACATCTTGGTGGTGAAGATGCCGTCTGGTCTAGCCTTAGTGTTTGACCCCACTGGTAGCCGTGCGTAGCGGACTGGGTTGTTGCCGTTATTGTCGGCAGAGATTAGCTTGTCATCTGCCATCTTCTGCAAGACGGCCTTAATCAAGGGTAGGTTCTGGGTATCTTTGTCTTCTGGGTCTAGCAGCATACCAATCTGGACGCTGTTGGGGCTGGTCTGCAGCTTGTATGACACCTTGCCCAGGATGGCGTCCGGGTCTGCATCGTCAGCTATGAGGACGGCTAGGCGTCCAAATGTTTCATTGGTTCTGCGCTTGATACCATCCCGGCTGTACAGCACAGATACGCAGAAATATGTATTATCTTCTTGACGTTGATCGAGAACAGCCTTCTCATTGTCGGTCCCCCCGTATGAATTGCCGCTCCAAACACCGGGCTGCGCTTTATTGGGGTCGGACGCAAACGCCGTAGTCCAACCATAGTCGTAGTCCGCTCTCAGCTTGCCGTAGACGGCAGCTAGGAACTCAGAATTACGCAGCATTGAAGCCTCGTTTTAGATGCCGGAAAGCATTTTGATTGTGATTTTGATTTTGTGCTTGTCTGCGTACTTCAGCATTTTGGGCCAGTATTTTTGGGGCACACGCCCGCCTGTGCCGCGCTCGACTAGCCACAGAGAAACGCCTGATTGTGTTAGGCCAACTAGCTTGGCTGTCTTCGTGACCCCGCCCAGCATTGTACAGATTGTGAAAGCCGGTTCGCACCGACCCTTGATGGTTGCCATTTTGAAACCCTTTTGGGACGGCGCGGACCATGAAGTGCTTCGCAAGGGATGACAAGGCCAAAAAATAACTAAAACACATATTGATTTATAGTTGTGGCCTACTCTACAACAGCTTCCGAACTGATTTGGAAGGGAACTGATCTATGGCGTTTGACTTGAAGTCCATTCGTAAGAACGAGGCTATCTCTAGCCCGCGTGTTTTGCTGTATGGCGTTGAAGGAATTGGTAAATCATCTTTTGGTGCATCTGCGCCAAACCCCATATTTATCTGCACGGAAGATGGCCTTGGCTCGCTGAAAGTCGATAGCTTTCCGTTGGCTAAGTCATCTGATGATGTGATGGCTGCGATTGCCACGCTGTATTCCAGCAAGCATGAGTTCAGGACTGTGGTCATTGATTCGATGGACTGGCTTGAGGCCATGATTGCCAAGGAAA